TACTACTACTAATCCACCATCAGTAGTAATAGATTCTCCTCTACCTTATTCAAATATCCCTCTTACCTATAGCTCAGCTTCTACTACTGGAGTTGGTCAGAGTGCATCTATTGATATAGTAGTTGGGCAAGGATCTAGTGTAATCAGTTTTGAGATTAAACGTGAAGGGTTTGGGTTCGGTAATGGTGAGATATTAACAATTCCTGTTGGTGGAACCACTGGAATACCTACTGATACTACTAAGACTTATGATGAATTTAGAGTAGATATACAGAAAGTTTATACTGATGAATTTAGTGGATGGACATTTGGACAATTAGAAGTATTAGATCCTATTCAGAATCTATTTGATGGAAGCAGAACGGTCTTTAGATTGAGTCTTGATGAAGTACCAGTTGCTATAGCAGCAAATAATGGTAATCTTATTGATCCCATTATGACTACTTTAGTATTCATCAATAATGTTTTACAAGAACCCAATTCAGCATATACTTTAAGTAGTGGAGGAGGTGCTATTGTATATACTACTCCTCCTAGAAATGGTGACACATGTAAGGTTTTATTCTATAAGGGAACTCGTGATGTTGATGTTGTCTTCACCCAGACTGCTAATACAGTAAAAGCAGGTGATATTCTAGACATCAATAATAACCCAGATATGGGTCAGGGTGTTGGTTATAATCAATTCCCAAGGGTGGTTACTGGAATTACCTCATATACTTCAGATCAAGTAACTACTAACCCTTATAGGGGCTTAGGATTGAGTACAGATAGGAGTTTATTAAGACCAGTAGATTGGACAAAACAGTTAGATGATAAAGTTATTAATGATGAATTTATTTCAAAAGCACGTGATGAATATGAGACTGATGTATATCCTACAACTTATCTTATACAACCAGTTAGTAGTTCTTCTACAGTGGGATATGTTGAAAATGTAAGACCATTCTTTAATCTTTATCATGAAACAGATGCTAGTAGAGATGATCTGCAGAATTATATTGAATTAACTTCTCAGCAGACTTATACTGGTGCTGCAGCAACAGCAATAGTTTCTGATACTGGAACTATAACTTCTTTAGATCTTACTATTGCTGGCGCTGGTTATACTGGAACCCCTACAGTTCAATTTACTCCTCCTGCAGAAGGAAGTGGGTATACTACAGCAACTGCTACTGCAGCATTGTCTAGTGATGTTGTTACCAGTCTAACAGTAACAAATGCTGGAACTGGATATACCACTACAAATCCACCTACTGTTTTCATTGCACCTCCAGATACAGTAAAAGAGAAGATTGATATTGATGCATATACTGGTGATTATGGAACTATTGTAGGATTTGGTACTACAACTAGCGGGGGTACAACTCAAATAATGTTTGATTTCTGGATTCCACCAGATTCTATGTTGAGAAATGTTCAATCTAGTGGAACTGGCCCTGTTTCTAGTGCTACTACAGTAAGTGGTATTACAACTAGTGATTACTTTACTGCATTTGATACTAATTTAACCTTTGCTAATGGTACTCTTGAAACAAGAAAGACTGATCCCACAGTTAAAGTTGGCGCTACTACTTCTTTCTTGGATTGTGTTTATCAAGTTGCAAGTGCAGAAACAGTTACAGTTCCTAATTCTCTGATTGGCGTCAGTTCGCACTTTACTGGAATTACTACTGATGTGAGAAGAGTATTCTGTAACGTTGCTGGAATTTCTTCAGCAAGAGGAAACTTCTCTTCTAATTTAATTGATTTCTCTTATAATCAAACTGGTGTTGGTAAGACTACATGGGATACACAGGAATATCTACCATATACTGGAATAATTACCCATGCTCCTACTATGGGAGAATTTAGTTGGGGTAAACTTGATTTTGGAACCAGAACCAAAACTCATTCATATGACTTCTGGGGTGACAATGGAATACTTGGTATTTCTACTTCTGGAGTGGTTACTAGGTATAATCCACTCAGATTCAGGAATTATGTCATTTCATAATAATAAATACCTTTACGGAAACCACTAAGCAAAAATAGATGGCTAAATTAGGAATAAGTACAGGAACGACTCCGAATGATGGCACAGGTGATAGCCTATTAGCTGGTGCCGTTAAAGTCAATTCAAACTTTACTGAAGTTTATGGAATAATAGGAGATGGAAGTAGTACGTTTGTAGGAATTGTTAGTTCTATTGCAGTTTCAGGACCTCTTAGTATTTCCACTTCTTATGGTGCTCCCACCATTACAGGACTGGCAAACACTGCTGTAATCAGTGCAGAGACTCTTAATGTAACTGGGGTATCTACTCTTGGAGATAGTACAGTAGGTTCTGGTAATACATTCTCTTCTGCTGGATACTTCAATGCTGCTGGTATTGTAACTGCTGGTTCCGCAGTAATTAACACTTCAGTGGTTACTGCTGGTGTTGTTACCTCTAGCACACTAGGTGTTCAGGTAACTGGGGTTGTAACAGCAACTTCATTTTCAGTTAGAGGAACAGGGGTAGATTCTTGGGTTGGTCTTAGTACAGTTACTTTAGGAACTACTGGTATTGCTGCAACAGCTATTAGTATTACTGATACTGCAACTATTACTAATGCTACTATTACAAATCTTACTGCAACTAATGTAACTGGTACTGCAGTAACTATTGGTTCTGCTGGAATTGAAGTTACCGGAGTTGGAACATTTACTGGTAGTATAGATGCTAATGGCGGAGTTATAGGAGATTTAACTGGTGATGTAACAGGTAATCTGACAGGTACTGCTAGTACAGCAACAATTGCAACTAATGCTCAAGGATTATCAGGTTCTCCTAGTATTCTTTGTGGGATAATTACAGGTACAGATCTACATGCTACTGGTGGTTCTGGTGCAAATATTAGTGGAGTTTGTACTGCATCATCATTTAGTGTTGGTGCTAATGCTGTTGTTACTGCTGCAAGAAAATTAAGTAATATAGCATCTCTTGATGCTACAACTACAGCAACAATTGAATCTGCAATAGAAGCTACACCAAATGATTTCACAGATTTAAATGTAGCAGGTCTTGCTACTGTAGGTCAATTATATGTTGATGGGAGAACGAATGGTCTGAATATAATTGGTATTTGTACTGGATTGAGTGTTCCTGGTATTACTACTCTTGGTATTGTTACAGGTGCTACTTCTGTTCAGGCAACTGATATTTATTCTAACTTCTTATTTGGAGATGGTACAAATTTAACTGGTGTTGCTAGAACCGATAATATTACTTCTTCTGGCATTGCTACATTCTCTGATGCAATATATGTCTCTTCTGCTGGTGTTTCAACTGTCAGTGGAGTATTACAAGTTGGTGTTGCCACTATTACAGACTTAACTGTATCGGGATTTGCAACTGCCACAACTTTTGTTGGGCAAGTGGATTCTGGAATAGTTACTGCTACTAAAGCAATTGTTGGTTCTGGGGTTTCACTTTATGGATGGGGTGTTGATGCAGGTCAAGCAGGTATTGTAACTGCTGCTACCTTTAGTGGTAATTTGACTGGTACTCCTACTTTGGGTACTGGAGTTACTGTTACTACTTGGGGTTTAGAAGTTCTGGGTGTTACAACATCTACTACATTCAGTGGTAATGTTAATTCTGGTGTTGCAACCATAACTACTGGTACTGTTACTAATTTGTCAGCAACCACTGCTACTATTGGTGCTGTTAGTCTTAATAATGTAGGGCAAGTTAATTCTGGTATTTCTACTGCATCTAGTTTTGTTGGACCTTTAACTGGAAATGTAACAGGCGATGTGACTGGTGAACTTAATGGTGCAAGTGTTGATACTGGGGCTGGTGGTATTGTTATTAGTGGTGTTACAACATCTACTTCTTCTGTAGTTGGTTCTGCTGTAACTACTTCATCTACTGGAATTGTAATTGGTGCTGGTTCATCTGTAAGTGGGGACATTTCTCGTTCTATTAGAGGAACCTGGGTTCTTGGTGCTAATGGCACTACTGATTATACATTTACTGGTATTGGACTTACTGCAACAGAAAATGATCCAGATCTTTATCTTGCAAGAGGTAATACTTATCAGTTTGTTAATGGTAATAGTACTAATGCACATCCATTTAGAATTCAAACCACTCAAAATGGTTCTACAGGAGCAGCATATGGTTCTGGAGTAATTAATAATGATGGTGCTGGTGGATCAACTATTATTTTTGAAGTACCATTTAATGCTCCTGATACTCTGTATTATCAGTGTACTGTTCACACAGGAATGGGTGGAACTATATTTGTCTATCCGACTCTTAGATAATCCTTAATAAATAGAAAAAAAACTTCCACAAATGGCGGCAATAATTACTGATCAGCTTCGTATATTGAATGCGACCAATTTTGTAGTTGGTGTACAATCTAGTGCTAATTCTTATTATGCATTTATTGGACTGCCTAATGCTACCAACTATTCATCGACTTGGGACTCTGATCCTCCTGGACCTAAAGATAGTTTCGGACAGGTTAATGATTATTGGGACACTATGCTAGCTGTCAAGAGAATTGGCAGTAGTGATATAAGTCAAGTAATTAGAAAGCTGCAATGGTCATCAGGTGTTACCTATGACATGTGGAGAAATGATATTACTAGAGATAATGCCTCTCAACCTTCGGGTGCTTTTGACATTTATTCTGCAAATTATTATGTAATGAATAGTGATTTCAGAGTTTATGCATGTATCTTCAATAATGCTAATCCTGAAAATAATAATCAAGGTGGTCCTTCTTTAGATGAGCCAACATTTACTGATTTGGAACCTAGAGCTGCTGGAAGTAGTGGTGATGGATATATTTGGAAGTATCTTTATAGTGTAAAACCAAGTCAAGCAATTAAGTTTGATTCTACATCTTATATTCCTGTTCCTGATGAGTGGAAAACAAATAATACTGATCAACCTATGGTAGCAAATGCTGCTGCTAGCGGACAACTCAAGATTGTAACTATTAAAAATAGGGGAGTTGGACTAGGCACTGCCAATATGACCTATACTGGTGTTCCTATTTTAGGTGATGGAGCAGGTGCTCAGGCTACTATTGTGGTTAATAACGACTCTAAAGTAGAATCTGTTACTGTATCAGATGGTGGGGATAATTACACTTATGCTAGTTTAGATCTGGCTGCTGGTGGAGTTCCTCTTGGGACCACTACTCCAATTTTTGATGTTATTATTCCTCCACCAGGTGGACATGGTGCTAACATATACCAAGAATTAGGATCTTTTAATGCTTTAGCATATGCTAGGTTTGAAAATGATTCTGAAAATCCAGATTTTGTTACAGGACAACAATTTGCTAGAATTGGTCTTATAAAGAATCCTGAAGCACAGGGTTCTACTCAAATGCTTATTTTGGATAAAGCTAGTGCCGTGTATGGTATGAGGCTTTCCGGAACTGGATATAGTGAAGCTGCTTTTACTCCTGACACTTTTGTTACACAAACAGTAGGTATTGGATCTACTGCTGTTGGAAGGGTTATTTCTTATGATCCAATAACTGGAGTTCTAAAGTATTGGCAGGATAGAACTACTGCTGGATTTAATTCCAATGGAACCTTAAATCCTGATCCAGTTTATGGATTCAGACAAAATAGATTTAGACATGATATAACTGCTGTTAATGAGACTGGAGGAGGTAGTTTTACCATTACAGGTGGTAGCGTATCCCTCGGTATTAATACTGAATTTCAGGGTCTGTCTACAGTAATAAATAATAGGACATATTATCTCGGTCAAAATTTCGTAAGTGGTGTTGCTCAACCAGAAGTTAAAAAATATTCTGGTGAAATCATCTATGTTGATAATAGACCATCTGTTACTAGATCTTCCTCCCAAAAAGAAGACTTAAAAATCATATTGCAATTCTAAAGAATTATGCCACAGGAAACTAATCTTAATGTTGCTCCTTATTTTGACGATTTTAAGGATGATAGTAACTACTACAAAGTATTATTCAAACCTGGATTTCCTGTTCAGGCAAGAGAACTAACGACTTTACAATCAACTCTTCAGAATCAAATTGAAGATATTGGCACTCACATGTTTAAGGAGGGTGCTCGAGTTATACCTGGAGATTTACATTATAGAGAAGATTTTCATGGGATTCAAATAGATCCAGAATATTTGGGAGTTCCTGTAGGATTATATCTTAATAAATTAATAGGTAAGAAGATTACAGGAGCATCATCGGGAGTTACTGCTGAAGTTGTAACGTATATTACAGATAAAGAATCAGAAAAAAATAATTATACCTTATATCTTTCTTATATTAATAGTGGAGAAGGGGATGATGTAAATACTTTCTTTGATAATGAAGTTTTAACAACTGATGAATCTATTAACTATGCTACCACCTTTATAGCTGGTGGAGAAGGATTTGCTACTTCTATAGCTATAGAATCCAATGCCTTAGGATCTGCTTTTTCCATAACTGATGGAGTATATTATCTTAGGGGATATTTTGTAGATGTTCATAAACAAGTTTTAATTCTTGATCAGTATGATAATAAGCCAACTTATAGAATTGGACTGGATGTTCAGGAAGATGTTATTTCTTCTGATGTAGATCCTACTTTATCGGACAATGCTCAAGGATTTAATAATTTTACTGCTCCAGGTGCTGATAGATTAAGAATCACTGCTACTCTAGCTAAGAAGACTACTGATGATCTTAATAATACAAATTTTGTTCAGATTACTAAAGTAGAGAACGGTCAAGTTATCACACCTGCCGAGAGTAGTAAGTATAATTATTTGGGAGATGAATTAGCTAGAAGAACTTGGGAGGAATCTGGACATTATTATGTAAAAGAGTTTGTTACTACTGTTAGAGAATCCTTAAATAACGGAACGGGAAATAGAGGACTATACGAAACAGGGCAAGTTACTAATAATGGTAATACGCCATCTGATGACTTGATGATTTATAAAGTGAGTCCAGGTAAAGCATTTATTAAAGGATATGAAGTTGGATCAGATGGTCCTTCTCTTATAGATGTTCAAAAACCTAGAGATGTAAAAACATTAAAAGGTCAATCAATCAATTTTGGTTTTGGACCATCTTTTACTGTTAATAATCTTAGTGGATCCCCAATAATTGGATTTAATACATCCAATACATTAAGTTTGAGAAGTGAAAGAGTAGGATCTGAAAAGCAACCTTCAGTATCTCATGGACTTGCAGGAAAGGAAATTGGTGTTGCTAGAATATATGATAGTGCTTTAGAGACTGGATCTTATAATACTTCTAATGGAGTTCAAAATGAGTGGGATATGTCATTATGGGATTTACAACCTTATACTGATCTTACTATAAATGTTGAGGTTGATCAGTCTGCTCCTGCTTATATTGAGGGTCAGTCTAGTGGTGCATCAGCATATCTTAGATATGGAGTAAGTGCTGGTGTTGCTTTAACTGCTTATGATGTAAAAGGAAACTTTTTCTTGGGAGAAAGAATTACTTTTAATGGAGAGGACCCTAATACTAGATTTATAACTAGCATTAAGAATTGGGAAATATCTGATATTCAATCTTTCTGGGGTAGTACTACTCCATCAACAGGTACAGCAGTTACATTTACAGCTGATACTATACCTAAAAAGATTCTTGAATTTGGAGGAGGACAGGTTACTGCTGTACATAGTGGTATTTCTACAGTAACAAGTGCTGGAGACGTATTTGCTGGTATTGTAACCACTGGAAATCTTATCAAGTATAAGAGACCAGGGCAAACATTAGCTACTTACAATAGAGTAACTAGTGTTTCTAATACTTCAGTAACAGTAGAAGCAGTAGAGAATTTAAGTAGTGTAGTTAGTGGAGCTCTTCCGACCAGTGCAGAGACAGTTTCATCATTAGAATTAGTTGGAACTAAGATTCAGAAGACAAATGGATCTGGTAATATTTCTAATAATGAAAGTATCTATAGTGCTTTTCCTAAGAAAAATATTCAATATGCGGATCTAGTCAATTCTAATTTAATAGTTAGAAGACAATTTAATGTTACTATTGCAGATAATGTGATGCCGAATGTAACGGCAGGTGCTAATGAAACATTTATGCCATTTGATGCAGAAAGATATACTCTAATTAGATCTGATGGTACTACTGAGGCTCTTACTTCTGATAAGATGTTTTTGTCTGTTGGTAATACATTAGTTCAATTTAGAAATTTAGGTACTAATGACAGTGATTGTAAGTTAATTGCTACTCTCAAAAAGGCTAATGTTGTAGCTAAGCAAAAGATTAAGAGAGTATCAAATAACACCCTTATAGATAAGTCTAATCAGTCTGCTTCTGGTATTGGAGGAACGACTCTAAATGATGGATTGACATATGGTGAAAACGGGAATGTTTTCCCATTTGGAACTCGAGTTCAGGATGAAATTATATGTTTAAATGTTCCTGATGCAATAAAGGTATTTGGAGTATACGAGTCTAATTCTACTTCAGATCCAGAATGTCCTGTTATGACAGTGGGTTCTTTAGATGGAGCAACTTCATCAACTAATGACTTGGTTATAGGTGAGGAAATTAAAGGAGAATCTAGCGGAGCTAGAGGAGTTTATTTGGTTAGAAAGACAGATGTAAGTCTTAATTTCATTTATTTGAATAATAGTACATTTGAGGATGGAGAGATAGTTTCATTTGAGGAATCTGGATTAACAGCTATTTTAACTAGTAGTACTTCTGGATCTAGGAATATTACTAGTGATTTTAGCTTTGGTACTGGACAAAGGGGGACATTCTATAATTACTCTACAATTATTAGAAAACCCCAATCTCCTGTTCCTTCTCATAAGTTAAAAGTCTATTTTGCTAAAGGAGCTTATGATAATTCAGATAGTGGAGATATTACTGTAGTAAATTCTTATAATGGATTTAATTATAGTACAGATATACCAAGTATTAATGGGCATAGAAATACTGATATAGTTGATGCTAGACCTCGTGTTGCTGATTATACAGTAACTGCTGGTGCTCGTTCTCCTTTTGAATTCCAGGGAAGAAACTTTGATGATGGTGCTAATGATGGAGCACAGCATAGTTCAAAATATGTTCTTGCTAACGATGAGTCTATGAGTTTGGGATATAGTTATTATCTTCCAAGAGTAGATAGACTTTATGTGGATAGTACTGGATTTATGAGTATTGTTAAAGGTACTTCAGCAGATGAACCTCGTTTGCCTGATGCTATTAGTGGTTCAATGAATATTGCTAATATATTCATGCCAGCGTACTTATATAATACTTCCGATGCACAGGTTAAATTTATTCAACATAAGCGATATCAAATGAGTGATATTGCAAAGATTGAAGAAAGAGTTAAGAATTTGGAATATTATACTTCATTAAATCAACTTGAAACTGAAACATTAAACAATTTTGTTCCTGATGCAAATGGGATGAATAGATTTAAATCTGGAATTTATGTAGATAATTTCTCATCTTTAGAACCTCAGGATTTGTCTGTTGGTGTTAGAAATAGTATTGATACTAAGAGGGGAATTCTTAGACCATCTCATTATTCAACTGCTCTCAATATGGAGATTGCATCTACTGCAATTCCAGGAATAGGTAATGGAACTGCACAAGATGCTTCATTAGCACTACTTTCTGGTAGTAATATTAAGAGAACAGGATCAAATATTACTTTAGATTATGAACATAAATGGTATGAAAATCAACCTTATGCTACCAGAGTAGAAAATGTAACTCCATATTTGGTTATGTTCTGGCAGGGTATTATTGAACTAACTCCAGATTGTGACATTTGGATTGATGTTACTAAGATGGAGACCCATAATGTTATGCAGGAAGGTTCATTTAATGCTGTTGCGCAAGCATTGGGTGCTGAAATAACTACCGCTGCAGATGGGGTTAGAATGGGTGTAAGTCCTGTTGAGTGGAATTCTTGGGAAACTATTGGAGTTAATATGACTCTGGGACTTTCTAATAATCAGCAAACTTTCCAAAATGCCACAAGTAATCAAAACAACGCAGCAGTTCAAGGACTCTTAAGAGGAATTAATGTTGGAAACCAACAGATTTTAGATCCTAGTGATTCTGTTGTTAATAATATAACAGCATCTGGTGGTATTAGTTTAAGTCAACAAAGAAGTGGAACACAAAGTACAGTAAGAGAGCAAATTGATACTGAATCCTTAGGTGAAAGGATTGTCAATAGAGATATTATTCACTTCATGAGATCTAGAGGTATCTCATTTACTGGAAAGAAATTTAAACCATATAGTAAACTATATTCATTCTTTGATACTGTAGATATTAATAGATTTATTGTTCCTAAACTGGTACAAATACAGATGACTTCTGGTACTTTTATTCCAGGAGAGACCGTTGAGGGGATTATGCCTGGGAGCAGAAATAAATCTTGGACTTCGTCATCAACATGGCCACGTATTACATTTAGAGTTGCTCCACAAAACCATAAGTATGGTGCTACAACTGTTACAGGTATCGCGAACACAAAGATTATCCGCGCCGACGGTTGGACTGGTAAAGCAGACATTTATGGAAATTGTCCTTGGAACAGAAACGTTATAATTCCAAGTACTTATAGTTCTAGTTCTACAATCATGAATGTTGATTGTGAGGGTCTTGCTCATGAAGGGAGTCCACAATTCAATGGTTGGATAGCTAAAGGAATGATTTTTGAAGGACAAAATAGTGGGGCTAGAGCTACAGTTATTTCCGATCCAGCAAATGGTGCTTTATGGTCAGATAGAGTAGGAACTATACAAGGTTGTTTCTTTGTTCCTAGTTCAGAAGGTTCTCAGCATCCAGTTTGGAATACTGGAAGAACTATATTCAGGCTTACTGGTAGTAAAACTAATAGTGCTATTAAAGGAAGTTTTTGGACTGCTGGACAAACAACTTTTTATTCTCAAGGTGATATTGATGCCACTCAGGAAACTACGTTATCTTTGAGAAATGCCACAGTTGACCGAACTGAGTTTAGAGAAACACAGACAATTGGCGATACTGCTCAATCCAATACTATTCAGACAGTTAGTGGATTTGATGTGGTCACCAACGTTACCCAGGATGTAACTGAGATCACTAATATCACTAACATTGATGCCAGAGTCACTAACATCACTAATAGAGTTGATGTT